ATTTGGCTTTCAACATATGCCTTAACCTCCTCGCGTTGTTGCAAGGATAGGAGCATGGGCAGATAATTTACCTCGAATTCATCAAGAGCGTTTGCCCGTGCATAGAAGCAATAATCCATCAACAACGCCCGTGGAAGATCTTCAATGGAATAGTCAAGGGGAGCGCCCGCTAGATTATCTAGTCGAGACATTCCCCTGCCGATTATTCCAGTGAGTTTAACATCTGTTTCAGTGTCCACCCAGGTTACGTCTAGGTAATTACGGACAGGCTCAAGTAGTTCACTTGGTGCCATTTTTTACACCTACTTTTTAGGTTTGATTTCTTCAATAAAAATGGCGGTACGATTTATTTCATCGCACCGCTTTTTTGGCATCTCTATTTCATCCCCTGGCTTGTAAAGGATGTCGTTTATTTTGTCGATGAAAGTCTTAATAACTAAAACCTTCATCCTACACTACCGGGATATTGTAAACAGTTTGGATTGTTGGGACTAATGCGGAAATGTCGGCATAGACAAATGCCGTATTGTCCAAAGGCATACCATAACCGTACAGTTTAATAAGGTAAACTCTTTCGTCCTCAAGGAATTTATAGTCGTCGGAAAACTCAATTTTGCCCGATTTAGCCGTGCCAATGCCCATAAAGTAACGGTTGGCCAGACCGAATATAGCTTTACCAGGTGCAATCTCGGTGGACTGAATAACCATAGTCGGGAATGCAAAGACATTGTTAACATACTGCCCGTTGGCATCCTTGACGGTTGTCGCGGGCACTACCCTAAGGAGATAATCCTGCGGATTGACGATCATGATCACGCTGTTGACGACTCGTGGATTTCCTTTTGAGTCAATTGCCATAGTAGCAAGCAAAGTGCCGTATGAAACGGGGTCTAGACCAATAACTGGGACTTCTGCTTTCAGAGGATAAACCCCACCGGTGACAACGACGCCGTCCTGTACTTGGCGATTCATACCGATTGGCATATTAAGGCCGGTACCGTTAATGATGGCCGCTTCAAGTCCAAAGGCGATTGCCTCAGACAAGATGGCGCGAACATAGCGGTCAAGCCACGCAGGACCGAGATCTAACATTGATTTTGCGACCGGGAGGAACGCAGATAATTTCATCAGCGTCATGTTGATTTTCTTAAATCCACTCGTAAGTTCAGTAACGATTGTGGATGTTAAGACTCCCCATGTGGCTAGCTGTTTGGTGTTTGTATTTACGATGTATTCAATCAGGCCAGAGGTATTTTGGAAGTTGATCACATTCAAGAGGGGGTGAGTTGCGAGCAAATCGTCAAACACTGCGTCAATCGTGGTGATCGGCAGCACAGGTGTAAGATCGGCAAGTGCCTGTTTGGGACTATTGGAGCGCATGGCCTCGATCACGGCCTGATAGTATTTGTTTTCCTCGGAGGTTAATTGGCGTACTCCGCGAGACGCAAGGACTGTGCTGTCTGCGGTTTGCACCATTGACTGTGCTTCCAGCATGACCGTCTCTTGAATATTGGTTTGGAATTCACCAAAGGCTTGGGTGAAGTCCTCCGTGTTGTCTTCCTTCATGGCCTTTTGAATTTTTTGAAGGATTGCGGTTTTTTCAGTTTGTAAAGTGTCTTTGTTTTTCATGTTTTTCTCTCCTTTTTTTAGCGGAACAATGCCGCCATTAATTTTAGTGTTTTGTTTTCTTGGGGTTTTGGATCGGGGGTTGGTTCCTGTACCGATTCTTTCGGAGGCTCCGGAGGTTTCTCCGGGGGGTCTGGCTCTTTAGGTGGTTCGGCTAATTCGCGGAGTTGAGCGGCAAGGGATTTGTTGAATTCGATATGTTGAGTTATTGCCAAATTAGCCTTTTGCAACATCTGTTTTGACTTGGTAAGGTCTGCTTCTTTTTCTGCGTATTCATCAGCTAGCCCGTATCCAATGCACTGCTCGGCAGTAAGCCATGTTTCAGCGTCCAGCATTTTAATCAGATCAGCTTCGGCCAACTTATCCCCGGCTTTCTGCAGGTAGGCTTGTCTATTCCCTTCCGATATTGTGTCCAGGTCATCAGCAGCCTTTCTAAGTTCTTTTGCGTTTCCCATCACGACATTCCACATGTTATGAATCATCATCATTGCATTTTTAGGCATTACGATTTTATCACCTACCATAGCAATTACAGATGCAATGCTGCAAGCAAAACCGTCTATGTAAACGGTCTTTTGTGCCGTGTGGCGTTTGAGTTGATTGTAAATAGCCGTACCCTCAAACACAGAGCCACCGTATGAATTGATATAGATATTAATTTGCTTAGCGTCAAGGTGTTTGCTTAATTCCTCTCGGAAAAATTTAGCCGAGTTTTCCGATTCAACATAAGTCATATTCACCCAGTCAATGCCAATGCCTTCCACATTCCCATAAATGTAAAGGTCTAATGTGTCCGCTTGTGCCGCTTGTTTAAATTTCCACATTCTTTTATCCATTATTTTTTTAGCCCCTTTCGACATAAGAAAAACACTCTGATAAGAGTGCCAAATTGATAGCTTTTTCAATTTTAATATAGGCTTACACAAGCTTTATTCTGCGGTCTTCCTGGATAGGGTTTACTAACTGAATCAACTTCAAGAATTTCTTTTCGTCAACAAGGATTGTTTCTGTTTCGTTGTCATACCCAAGGATGCTGTCAAAGCTAACTCTTGAGTCTCTCCAGCTAAGCCCCTTAAATAGCTGCATTGCGATATTAAGTTTTTCACATTCAGCGCAAAGCATTGTTCCGGTACTTTCTTTATCTATCATGGTGTACCTCCTCCCGCATTTAAAGCATTTAGGACATCTTCAACGGTACTGTAATTCTTTGTAATGAAATGCTGCCAAGCCCATGGCTCGTCGATTATTTCCTCTCCTACCAATTTGCGAATGTCATTAATACAGAATGCTCCACTCGCTATCAGTTTGTCGATGGCGGTAGACACGCTCAATAAGTCAACATGTAAAATAGACTTGGTATCAATTTTAAGGTAGTTACCTTTACTGAATTCTGAAAATCCATACCTTTTACGGTTGATCTCTTCGGCCAACATATCTGTTAACGGATCAACGCAGAACGTGAGATAAGTTACCATTGCATCCTTTATCCCTGCGATATCGCCCTTCGCTAAGGCCGGCGGGATACCAAAGCCCTTGGCCGTAAAGTCGCTTATATCGTCTGCCATGGCCCGAATGTCCCGCGTGCTTGAATCAGAGTAGGTCTTGCTCCCAATGTCGGTGTACACGTATCCTTTTGGTAAAGGCAGCACGGCATTGTCTGATGTGAAGAACTTCTTAAACCGGTTATTCATGAGGTCGTCAAAGGCGGCTTTCGCCTTCTCGTCCCCTTGTGCGATAGTGGCATAGTCCAGTATCCCACGGTTCCCCCGCGACTTCTGGTAGGCCTTCATACCATAGGCAATTAGCTTTCCGTAGCTTTCATATAGCCCGTTCGTTACTCTTCGCATATCCTTCTCTGATAACTTGAAGTACATCACGTCTGACATTCTATATATTTTTGGGAATGTGTAATCCGTGAGTGTAACCCCCTCGAAAATATTGTCTATCAGTGCATATTCTGTTTGTTGGAAGGAATCCGCTATTAGAAGTTGGCCGTTTTCCTCAATGACTAGGCATTCATTGTTATGGTATAGTTTAGCAATCAATTTGTGCATGAAAGCTGAGGAATTTTGGTTCTTATTTGGGTTCACATTCCATGCATACCACTCTTGCCCTTTGACTTCCTTACCACCTGCGAATGTTTTAAGTTCGCATTTACTGACAGAGTTTGCGACCATATTGACACATGACCAGAACGCAAGTTCACGAATTTGGATTTCTGCGACAATGTTGTAGAATTCATCATCCGTGACCTGTGTTGTTGCCACGATCCCCCCTGAAAGGAAGTCCCGAATGTATGTTAATAGCCCCAAATCTTTTCACCCCCTTTAATACGAATAGACCGGCATGTCCGCGACCACGGGTTCACAGTCTCCTAATTCGCCTTCAATAGTCATGGCGTGAACAACCGCCATAAACGGGTCCGTCTTTCGGCTCTTGGCTTCGATCTTTGCGTAATAATAATTCCCGGTGTCGGTACCCGCAACTTTGCCCGCTTTTACTTTTTTTGTGTTGTTGCAGGCCCATCTTAAAAGTGGATTGTCGCCCCATATGAAATATTGGTTAGCAAAACAACTGTCGATCACTGTGGCAACCTTCATAATGTCTGATGGCCTTACAATATAGACATTTTTGTAGTCTTTCGCATCAAAGCCTACTTTTTTAAGTGAAACTGCCAGTAAAGCATAACGGTAGTTGTCTATGGCCAGTTTCTGTAGGTCATATTTCAGTGCTTGCTCAGCTACCCAGTTGGCTATTAGGTCCGGATGTATTTCTACATCATCAACCAGTGTTATTAATCCATCGT